ATTATGTAAAAGGTTTGCAATTATCGTAGACTTACCGCTGTTTACGCTTCCTAGCAACAATAATAAAAAACCTTTATTTCTATCTATTTGTGGTAGTATAGGGTGTATTTTTCTTTTTTCATTACTTTCTACTGGTTTTACTGGCAAAACATCTAATGAGTTTTTATTCATTATATATAAATACAAATATATAAAAAATCTAAAAATAGTTATTATTATTTCTAAATTGAGGATTGTATAAATGTGCTAATGGATAATTTGCTGAATTATAACTATTACTAGGCATTTTTTTCTCTACTTTCTTTTCTGTCTTTTTTTCTACGGCTTTCTTTTTTTGTGTATTATATGCTTCTTTCATTTGTTCGTATTTCATCATGTATTTTGCGAATGTATTAAAATCCATATTATTCATATTTTGTGCTTGTTGCATTTTATTAATAATACCACGTGGTTTTGTATCTTGAACTATTTTATTAGGTATTTCTTTTTTATTTTGTTTATTTTTATAATATCTCTCCCGTGCCTTTTGTCTATTTCTCTCCATAGTTGCGGCTTTTCTTTCTGCCCTTTCTTCTGCCTTTTTAGCCTTTTCTGCCTCTTTTAATGCTTTCTTTTCTGCTGCTTTTCTACGTCTTGTTTCAATACCTTTCTGTCTTGCAGCGGCTAAATGACTATATTTTTTAGGTTTTTCTTCTACTTCCATTTTAACATTTTTCTTTCCAGTATCTTTAAATTGAACCTTTTTCTTTTTAACAAACATATCTTTCTCTGTTGTTCTTTCTTTTAATTGTAAGTCTGTTCCTAATTTTTCATCAACAATAACATTATTAGGATCTACTGCTTTTTCACGTTCAATAATTTCATCTATGTTAGGATTTACTTCGGGGAAAAGTTTTGCTGTATCTGCGTCCATTATAAATATATAAAAGATTAAAAATATTTTTACAATTTTTAATTTTTCTAAACATTTACTATTTTGTTAGTTTCCATATAATCTATGTATGAGGGGTAGGCTTTAAAATCATGCAGTATTGATGTAGGTATAAATATACACTTTGCCGTTTCATTATAACCTCTATCTGTCCGTCCTCCTAAATCTTCTCTCACATTTTTTAACATTAGAGGGACATTCCAAAAACAAAGATCATCTCTAAACTTCCAAAATACATATACTTTATAACCTTTTCTCATTAGTTTCCTTGCTGCTGTATATTTAGATTTTGAAAGCATTATATCTTGATAATCCCATTTTTTAGTTCTTCTTGTTTTTAATTCTACTGCTATTTTGTTTTCTTTATTAATAAAATCAATTTGTTCCCAACCACTTTTTCCTGCGTCAAAGGTACAGCCAGTCCATTCTTCTATTTTTTTCTTAAATCTTTTCTCATAAGCATCACCAAACCTTCTATCATTTACTGCTTTTTGAGAGAAAAATGTAGGGGGCAATTTTTTATTCACCATTCTTTTACCAACATAAAACTTTTCCATTTCCTTATAATATATACACAGAAAATAAATTAGCGACTCATATTTTGAAAATAAGGCTGTGATGGATCTAAATTAACTGGTGCTGGATCAATAGTTGATGCAAATTGTTTAAATCCTTGATTTGCTGGTTTCTGTCTAATACAAACTACTAAATCTGTGAAGTAGCGTAGATTTTCACTTGCTTCTATGTTATTATCATTTGTAATTAATACATCTAATCTATTGAGATCCATAGGTGAATAATTATTCAAATCAATCCAAAGTTTTTCATGAGGCTCATAAGCATACCAATCCCCTCTATTTGTAATTAAATCATTATCAGTTTGTCTATCTTCATTTTTAGTATTTACAACATAAATAGTTTTATTAGTAGAGGCAACTACTCCATTCTGTGAAGCAACTGGTAGATTTTGTATTTGATAATGAAGAGTTAATCCAGCATTTCCAACTTGTATTTTAGAAATAGGATTATGCCCGTATATCTCATATGGAGTTCCTAAACTATCAACATCTTCATCGAATGTTAAAATTGAAGGCTCACCGCTATTAATAAGTCCCAATTCAACACCCCAATCCAATAGGGGTGGATTGCCTACATCAAACATAGGAGGAGCAACATTAAGTCCGTCCCCAAAAGCAGCCCATTCTTGACTTTCTGCTAAATCACTAATACTATTTACTAACCAAAAAATCATTTTTTCACTTAATCCTCCATTTGAAAACTTTTCGGGGACAAAATTAGCAATTAATGATGTTTCTGCTCCTGCCGTATTTTTACACATAGTATAATTGATAATGTCGTAATCACCCGATGGATAAGGATCACCGCCACTAAAAAATGTAGTAGATTGAAGTGAAGGCATACTATTACCATCAACAGCATTACCTGCTCCACTAATAGCAGCCAAACCTTCTTTTAGTCTATATTCGTTTCGAACATCGTAAAATCCTTTACTATAAGAATAACTATTATTTCTTGTAGGATAATCAATTACACATAATCCTCCGTGCCATGAGGGAAAATAATAAGACTTTCCCGTTGTTCCATCAACCCCTGCGTCCATAGTGTATAAAGTACACCAGCCTTGCGTCGGATCTGTGTTTGCTCCTGCTGGTAGGTAGGGTTCATCAGTAGTTATTCTATAAGCACCTGCAGGGTTTGCGTCAATTTCAAAACAAAACTCAATCGTCATTTGATATGGGCTAATCCATCTAAATCTCCAAATAAGACGTGATTTTGTATTAGCACCACCAGTAATATTAATATCATAAAGTGTGCCGCCACCAAATGCGGCAGGGGGTGTTACTGCTGTATTATTACCCGCACATAATTCATATATATCTAATGGTTCTCCTACTTCAATATATTCGGAGTGAGTTGCTGGTGAAGCAAAATCTAATATTTCTGCTTGTGCTACTAATTTTAAAGCAGGAGCAGTCCCAACCCATTTATATCTTACTCCAAAAATATAACGTGCTGCGGCGTGTTGAGGTATAGTAGGACTATCACTAATTGATAAATCACAATTTTCTAAAAATAAACGTCTACTTGTGATAGGATCAGAATCAAATGAAGTATTGATAAAATCCATACTATGAACTCCAAAACATGAAGCAGTTAATCCACATCTTCCTTGATTTGTTGCTCCAACAGCCGCCGCATCAGTATATACATCAGCAGTTGCTTTACTTATCATATCACGTGTAAGAACCGCATAACCACCACTTTCATTTGAAGAAGGAAATGCGTGTCCTCCACCATTTAATGCGGGGACTGCGTTAGGTGTTTGTTGTGTCACATATTGTTTAATACCACAATTATACACTAACATAGCATAAGAACCATTATCATTATTAAAAGCAATTTCACTATTATCAACACCATTATCATTACCAAAAGGAGATGGTACATCTATGAGCGGTCGTCCATAATCTAATGCTGAACCAGTTAGTCTATTACACGCCCACTGGGTATTATAAAATGAAGTTGCAGGATTAACATTACCACCCCCCAACATAGCAGGTGTTAAAGCATTAGATGGAAAACCAAATATTGTAGGAGGATCGGGATCAGTTAATGGTGTAGTTTTACTACTATTTACCCGCCATACCGCATTATCCTTGAATTGAATAAGATTATCACCACTACCCGTATTAATATTAGCACTAACTATACCTGCACCTCCTGCTTGATTGTAATTAATAGTGGGATTAGCACCTAAACAATTAAAACCTTGATTAAATACTTGATCTGAAATACCACGCTGTACGCATCTTAAAAATACTCTTTTGTCTTGACTATACCACGCATTAAATCCACTTTCAAATACTGCTTGTGGATTGAAATCGGAAGTTTTGCCGTTATGTGTAATGGATATAGGGGTTGATGTTCTCTCTAATTGATGATTAAAATTACCATCAATACTAACCATATTCATAGCACGTGCTATTTGATTCACGTAAGCCTCCCAATTTGAAATATAAAGATCATTTAGCGGATATTGTAGAATAGGGTTCATATATTCATTTCCTATACGTGTATACAGCACTTGTGATCCATTTTCTAATTCAGCACCCTCTTTTGCGTGAAATTGTGTATTTACTAATGCTATTTGAGAATTAGGTTCTATATGTAATGGCTGTGTGAAGTAATTACTAAATCTACTGGGTGTATGAGGATTGCCTTCGGCAGAAGTTTCGTTATTTTTACTTTTGAGAAATACTAAACTCATTATATTTTATCATGATATAATATAATGTTTAAAAAGTTAAAAAGGGACAGAAAAATAAAAACTTTTAAAGTTGCGAGAAAAAGATTAGATAATCCTTCTCCGTGTGCTGTAAATGGAAAATGTGAAGACCCAACAGATTATTTAGCAGTCATCGCTACACAAAAGAAGCCAAAGAAGCGTATGCCTAAAATGGAGCAGATGTTTTGTTGTGGAAAAAGTAAAAAGAAATAGATTTAAATATATTTTATCTCATTATAATAATATAACGATGGATTTAAGCGAACTTTCGAAAGATGAACTGATTAATTATATTTCTAATAGAAATAATAAACAAAAAGAATATATGAAGACTTATCAATCTACACAGAAGGGAAGAGATAATACACAACGTGCATCAAAAAAATATTATGATGCTAATAGAGAGAAAATATTAGAAAAAAAAAGAGCATATTATTTAAAGAAAAAAGCAGAAAAAGCAGAAAAAAAATAATATAATTTAATAATTATCAATTTATATTATTTATTCAATTTGTGTGACTAATCCTTGACTGATATTAACTACCTTTTGAACTCCAATAAAGAACCTCATTCTACGCTGCTGATCTTGATCGTCGGGGGCTAATCCAACTCCACTCTTTGAGCGTGTAGTGTAAATTATAGGTATATTACTCATTCTCATACCTTGACCGAAACTATTTTCTAATTTAATCCCGATCCAGTGCTGACTTCCACATTCTGCCTCGTTAGAATAAGTATTAACCAATCTATCGGAAAGACCACGTGAAGAACCAGCAATAGCACCAGTATTATCAACTTGATTGAACCAACTATATCTGTAATCGCACAATTGAAGAGGGACACCTTCAACCATATCTGCCTCGTGTTTTTGAAGAGATCCATTTGAAAGTGCTTGTGAATACCAATTAGAACTATCAATATTTAACTGGATTTCCTCTCCCAATCTAAATGCTAAACTATTATATCTACCAACATTTAATATACTTTCATTAGCACCATCAACTAATTCTTTCTGTACTATAATATGTTTAACCTTTTTACCTCCCATAGCCAACTGATAATTTTGATTAAAAGCAGTATCAGCCGCACCAGTAATAAGCATATTTTCTTGAACTATCTGCTCTGTATAAGGGACATCATATCCTCCCCGCTGCATGATCTCTTCTGCCAGTTCTTGCATAAGATCGGGGAAAAAGAGATAATCACACATAAGAAATACACTCTGCTCCACTATGGTACTCTTACAATTAGTAGCATTAAGTGCTACTCCTGCTGAATCTGTCTGTGGAGGATAAAATCTATGACCGAAAGTATCATCAGCCCATTCTAAAACTAGGGACACCTCTTCACGTATAGCAAAAAGAGGTAATTGAATGCCCCCAGCCAACATAGGCACGAGTTGCCCCAAACTGATTGTAAAAGAAGGACTTGTTGCTGCATTTGCTGTAATACGGCGACCTGCTGGATCTTTTGTATCAGTTTTAAAGGCGTTTTGAATACCAAAACCTGCTCCCGATAATTGCTGATTAGCAAACTCATCACTTTCACGTCCTAGTGTGCCGAATGGCTGATTAAAACCACGTGATTTAATGGATACTGCTGATGGTGCGTCAATACCACGTGCTGCTGAACCAACAAAAATATCATTTCCGCCCTGCTTTACGTGTACTACTCCCTTTTTGTATTCATTACTCATATGAAGTTTTTTCCACGTATTATAGTGTCCTACTTGTGCTAAATCTGTAATGCGTCTTCCGCCAATTTCTAAATAGGCACGTCTAACCATAGCACAACTACCAGTTGATGTAGGTAGAACAGAATTAGTATCAACAGCAGGTGAGGCTGAATTAACTACAATCTGTGCGATATTAAGTTGTGTATTTGAATCCAAAATACCCTTTTTATCGAATACAAACTTACAACCCTGCTGTGAAAAATTAACTGGAAAAAGAATATCAGTATTTACGTCTTGATTTACGGGACGCTCCATAGGTGCTGTTCTCAAAAGTGGTGGTAATGCTCTTCCGCTACTCATTTTATAATATATAATATTAAAATATTTTAATTCAACATTAATTTTAATATTATATTTTTCTCTCCACAATCCTAAATTAATTCATTACAGAAACAGCCCCGTTTTGTATCATGATACTATTTTTGTGTTTTACAAATAGATAAAGTGAATGAGGAGCAACATTAGCACCTGCGGGTGCTTTCATCTTAATTCGCATACCAAATGGTGTCCCCTTAAAGTTAATACCATTCTCTGATATATGATCGTAATTTACTCCAATATTATACTGCTGGATTTTATCTTCTTCACAAATAGAGTATCTGTTTCTATCATATCTTGCTTTACCACCAGCACCGACAAATGTATTACCTGCTCCAACATCATTAGAAAGTTCAGTTTTGAGAGATTTTACAGCATTTGCTAATCTCCATTCTGCTCTAACAGCATTAAGTTCAACCTTATTTTTTTGTGAATCTGCTACACCTTCACTTTGTGGAGTTTCACTTTTAACCTCAAAATCTAATGGAATGCGTAGACCACCCTTACTGAAGATTACGTCTTCAACTTCAATATTTCGCTGTAATATACCTGCTTTTGCTTGAAGTGGCTGAAATGTTCGCTGACTATCATAATCATAACTATTTACAAAAGATGATGGAATTAGATTAGAAACAACTGCTAATGTTCTGCCAGTATTAATATTAAGACTTAAATTATGATCGTTTCCATTAATAACGTTATAGAATGCGGTATAAGTATTGTAAGTAAGAACACCATTTTTATTATTTGCTAATGACTGCTGGAAACCTTCATCACCAGTTTCACATTCGAAAGAACATGTAAGATCAGACATTTCATAATAAGCACCGCCATCAGTTTTACCAGCAGTAGAATTAGACTGCCTAAATCTATTGTTATTAATAACAAAATTAGATGGAGCGAGAGTAATAACTATGCGTAGTCCTTGAACCAAAGAAAGATCAATAGGCACACCTTGAAGTAAGCCGTCTAAAAGTGGAATAGCAAACTCAAAAGGTTTATCACATTTCTTCGCTTGTGAAACATCTTTGCCTAAACTTCCATAAATACTATCAACGCCACCATTAAGATAAGCATTCTGTGATTCGTTAAGAGCCATAATTGATGCACATAAGCGATTATATGATTTAATTGTGGAATATGTACCGCCAGTGCCGAGCGACTGAATAGAAAGTGTTTCAATTGCTGAACTAACACCCGTACGCCCATCAATATAAACATCATTTACTGGAGCAATTGCGGGATTAGGCTGATTACCGAAAAACTGATTAAAGTTCTGTGGTGCTGTACCATCTCCCAATTTTACCTCAAACTTTCCACTAACACGGAGAGATTTTCCATTAAGTATTTTAGGTGCTGATGGTATTTCAAAAACAATTTGTGTAAGTCCCGTTCTATCTCCAAAAAGACCCGATGAAGATGTATTAACGGGATTAATTTGAACTACTTGCCTTCGTGTATTCATTTATATATACATGAATTATATTTTTTTAAAGTCAAAAATATAATTTTTTTTCTAAATTAGTAGATGACGGAAGCACCATCTCTATTAACAACTAATCTACGGACAGAAGCGATCTGATTAATCCATAGTTTATTTTTCTGTGGAGGGGTTGAATTAGAATATTCTACACGTAGTCCTAAATTACCATCTGCTTTAAGATTGTATACAGATCCATAAAGTGCTAATGCTCTTCCAATAATTAGATTATCGGATTGACGTTCTAAATTACGGACTAAACAACGGGCAGATGATAGTGCCTTTTCACTTTCCCATAGGGCAACCTGCTCTGTTCGTGCGGGAGTAGCATTAAGTCCAGTCATATCAACCTTGCGTGTAGGCTGTAATTTATTATTAACCAAAAATGAATAATTATCAATATTATCAGTAATTGTTGCTAAATTATCATTATATAGTTTTTCTCCTAATCCACTTTCAGTACAAAGAGTAAGGCAACTTGTAGCCATATGATTAATTGTAGGCATATGTAACTGCACAACGCTCTCCGTAGCACTGGTATTGTTCCTATAACAACTATAAGTTAGGAAATCATGAACCGCTCCCTCTTCTGTCTGTGTCTGTTTTGCCAGTTTATTAACATAATCAGCAGGAGGGGCAGCAGTCTTAACTACCAATTTAACATCACTCATAACAACACGGGGGATAGTAGTAAAAACACCATCTTTACTAACAAAACACGTATTATTTTTAGCATCTTGTGCCGCACCAGCATTATCACGCCCTGCTCCGCCAATAAACTCATTACCCAAAGCACCTGCGGCTGCGGTTACATGAACTCTAACTCTAACACCACCACCCGCATTTTCACCAGCATTACATTCAATACGTGTAATAGTCCCAATATCTTTAAGAACGGGAGGATTAGCATTAGTAAATCCACGTAGAACTTTACCAATTTGAAGGTTCATAGCACCCGTTGCTTGATTTCTAACTGGACGTATACCTGCATCAACGGCGGCTTGTGTAGGCACAAACTCACCTGCTGAAATAATATCTTGATTAAATCCTGCGTTTTTCTCACAATAAAGATCAACGTGTGTTACCGCACCAGCACCACCAGCAGCACCAACAATACCAAAACGGCAACTATCTACAACATCAGTCGCAACATCACCATTAGTTTCACAAATACCATCTCCCGACCAAAGATTAAGTGCTTTTTCAGCCGCATTTGTATCCAACTCCATTCTCAAACCTTTTGTTAGTAATCCAGCAGGAAAGAGTTTTTTTGAAAGATTACCTAAAACACCACTATAAAGAGGGACAGCAACTTCACATGTATTAGGATCAGAACAAACATTAGCGGTATAATCATAAGATGCTTCTGCTCCCGTAGTATAACTATTGAAAAGCATAGCCTTATCAGCATTACGTGCGGGGTGATTAGAATAAAGTTCTCCGTCAAAATGACGTGAAGAATATTCTAAAAGTTCAGTAAGTCCTCTCTTATTTCTAATAGTTTTATTCTCACTATAATAGTGTAGTTTTTCAGCCAATTCAGCGTAATTCTGTATAGTTTCTAATTGAAGATTACTATTCATATCATAAATACGGAGTTGATCTATAATCGAATGAATACCACACTTTTTACTAAAAGTGCATAGAGTAGGGGCATCTTCAACCCTAACCTTAAATGTAAGGTACGTTTGTCTAGGATCTATGAAAGATTGAAATGGTGGTATTTCGAATCGGAGGGTCTCTCCGTCTTTGTACTCCAACTGATGATCGGAGGGACTAAACGTAGATTTAGACGGGATAGTCTTATTATACTGCGATGCAACAAAATCCATTATAATATTACTAAACAAATTAATTTTTCTAAAACATTCAAAAAAATTAATTATTTTAATCTTTAAACTTTTTTACTCTGCCAGTTTTCTTTTTCTCTTTCATGGCTTTTTCTTTTTGTTTTTTAGATAATTCACTCATAGTTGCGGGTGTTTTTTTACTTACACGTTTTGTAGGGCGGTATATATCTCCTTTCTTTTTATAACCCTTTCCTCCACGTTGATTTTTCCAATCCTCCTTGAACCACCTACTTAATCCTTCTTTTGTTTTCTTTCCTAAATAGGCTTTCTTTTTTTTACCATATTTTTTAGCAAATGCTTCTTTGTATTCTTTAACAATTAATCCACTTCTATATGCTGAATGTTTAGTTATTCTTTTGTATATTCTTTTTTTAATTCTATCATATAATGTTTTATCAACTGGTTTAGACATTATATAATGGAGAGAAATTATTAAAGCCAACCCGCAGCCGCTAAATCCTTACGGCGTTTTTCTTTAAGTTTTACATCTTTTGTGAGTTTCCATCTACGGATATGATATTCCCGTACACTTTCAGTTTTCTTTTTCAAAACAATAGGCATTATATAATTATTAGAGAGAAAATTAAATTAATTATTTTTTCATTTTACGCCACATAACACCAATCTCTTTCATAGATTTACCTGCTTTTCTGTGCTTTGATACAAACTGCCTATAAGGCATTACCTTTTTCTTTACATCTTTTCCTTTCTCATGAAAATCTTTATCACCTTTTTTAGTTGTAAAATCTTTATCACCTTTACGTGTTTTACTTTTTGTACCTTTTTTACGTCCTTTCATCGCTTTTGCTTCATCTGCTTTTGATCGTGACTGGGAAAC